GACTTTACGTCGATAACCCTCCGGCGTCTGGGAACTGTAAAAGGCTTGGGGTTTCAACTCGGTGGGACGTTCCATACGTCTCCGTCGAGTCAGAGCCCCTCGTCCCGTTTCCGGTGCTGCATAAGTCACTGATTGAGAAAACGTCTGGGAAGACGTCCCATCATGATTTGACTTGCGACCCGTTTACTGGATTCCCGGTTTGACCAAACTGAGGGCAAACAATAAGAAATCTGCCCTCTTCGGTTCTCTCAAACTTTGTTTGAGAGATTTTAAGAGCCCTTCTGGGCTCTTGAACCGTGTTGCTACTGATCTGTTTGAATCACTCAACACACCTGTCTCACTTTCATGTGAGATTCTTCTGAGGTACAACGAGTATGAACAGCTTCTTTCGAAGTCTGTTACCTTTACTGACTTCCGAGATCCTATCGAGGCTCGTGACAGCTATCAAGCTGTCTCGTTTCTCAAAAAGGTCCCCTTTGAAGTCGAAGGTATTGATCCCGTTGCCGCAGCCAAAAAGAAATTCTTCGAGGCTGAAGAAGCGTGTTTGAGAACTAATCGTCGATTTAGGAAACTTTGTTCGGGGTCTTTTACCCCGACGTTGGTGACGGCTATCATTTCGATGGCTGCCAACGAAGTACAAAGAGTCCTAGGTTCGAAGGTAAATTCTCGAGAGTGGCTCTACGCGTGTCGATTTGGTCCGGGTACATTTACGCACTCGGAGGCCAAGGGACTTACGTCCCTTTACGATAAGCTGCAGGTCCGTCCATCCGTGTCGAAAGACATGGTTGACATTGGAGCTCTACTCGTGATGAGTCAGCCCCATTGGGCGAGGTCTATTACCGACTCTGAAGATTCTGGGTTTTGGCCCATTATCCAAGAAGAGGATCTAGACGTCGTACCTGGCAACCGTATAGCTTTCGTTCCTAAGACCGCCGTAACTCATAGAACAATTGCAATCGAGCCTCTTCTTAACATCTATGCCCAGCTTGGGTTAGGTGCGATGATTAGGCGAAAATTGCTGATTAACTATGGGTTAGATCTGAATGATCAAGTTCCTAATCAGGAGCTTGCTAAACTCGGATCCATAGACGGTTCTCTAGCAACTATAGATTTGTCCAGTGCCAGCGACACTGTCGCGAAGGAGCTGGTCCGTTTCTTTCTTCCCACTGAGTGGTTTGAAAGGATGGATTCAGTTCGGTCCAAATTTGGACTGCTGGATGATCAATGGTTGTCCTATGAGAAATTCTCCTCCATGGGGAACGGTTTCACATTTGAGTTAGAGACTCTTATTTTTATGAGTCTCGTCTCAGCTGTGAATCGTCACTTAGGGCTCGAACACACTAGTGCTAGAGTCTATGGTGATGACATCATCGTGGATACCCGTGCTTATGACCTTCTGGTTGAAGTCCTTTCTTTTTGCGGTTTTACCGTTAATACGGCGAAATCGTTTAAGTCTGGACTTTTCCGGGAATCATGCGGCAAGGATTACTTTGATGGGCACGATATCCGTCCCTTTTTCCAAAAAGAGAACCTTCATGAGATTCAACATCTCTTTCGCCTTGCTAACGGTTTGCGTCTGCTTAGTCATCGGTGGAATAACCATTTTGGTTGTTCTCGTCGACTGTTTAAGCCATGGCGTTCCGTCTTGCGGGCGATCCCTCGTTCAGTGGCTCTACACCTTCGTGTCCCCTGCTATGCAGGAGATTCCGACGGAATAAAAAGTAACTGGGACGAGTCCCAAACGTCTTCCTTCCTCATCTCTAATAAGGATGGTTGGGAAGGCGTTTCTGGGTTAAGGTTCCAATCTGCGCCTCTTCAGGCGTCCCCGGCACTTAACATGCTTGGGGGTATAGCTTCTCAGCTATATAGATTGAAGGACGGTTGTGTAACTGGGCTCTTTGATGAGCAACCTGTTCCTACTTCTCCTAGAGTAGGACGGGGATCCAGTCACAAGCTAG